CTGTATGTTCTAAGCACTCACTACAAAGGCTTTCGTTTAATTGGCTTGGTTCTGCATTACAACAGTCAGAGCCTATGTGTTCTTCTGTATGTGGGTTGTCTATTGCGTATTGTACTATTTGTTTTGGTGTTTTCATTTTGTCTATATTTTATTATCTATTGTTTCTATTAAGTGCCTAAGGTCTGAGCGTTCCCAAGTTCCTAAGTCTAATCCGTTTATTAAAAATTTATAATAGTCTTTACGGTCTGTGTCTTTTATTTCAATGTTTATATACATATTAATCTAGTTTAGTGAATTCTGCTGTTTGGTTTTTATTGTGTTCTTCTTTGTTCTGGAAGTAGTTATCAACTAAGGCGTCAATCATTACTAGTTCGTCAATAGTAGCTACTTTTATTTTATGCATTAAGCTGTCTATTTTGTTTAGTACATTGGTACACATTTCAGGGTTGTTATTGTACACATTATTAAACCCTTCTTGATATATTCCTTCCAATAGTTTTGATGTCTTATTTACTTGCAGCTTTACGTTCTGCTTAAACCCCACGCTTCCTTTTAAGTCATCGTTTGCTTCTAGTAGTAATTGACTTATCAATACACATTTTAAATAGCTTAGGTGTCTATGTGTTATGGGGTCATCTTGTACCCCTCTTACTTGTTCTTGGTGTTCTAGTTCTTTTTGTTCCATTTGTTTATAATATTCTATTTGTTCTTTTCTCATTTGTTCTTTTCTATCCATTGTTGTTGTTGCTCTCTTAGGTATTCTATTTCACGTCTTAAATAATCCGCAGCTTTCTCTAAGTCTTTTAACTCATCGTCTTTTTTTCCGCTTCTGCAAATATACTTTATTATATTTCCCCTATTGAAGTTTAGCTCATAATCTTTTATAAAGTCTATAACGTCATATCCTTTGCCGTTTTCATAATGTAAATAAGTTGCTCTCATTAAAATAAATTTATTTGTTTAGAATTTAAAATTTTGTAACTGTTTTTATTTAATAGTATTTCGTTTTCCCTTTTGGTGTTTAACCTTATGCAGTCACCCCATTTTTCAATAAGGTATTTTATGGTCTTTTGTTCTAGAGCTGCTGTCCTGTAATCAACCGCTCCACCTTTATTAGAGTAGTGTTTAAATGACATTAAATAATCTGCATAACGTATGCACCCACCTTTTAATTTCATAAAGCTTAAACAGAAATCATAATCTTCTTTTAACTTTAAATTTTTATCAAATCTAATTGTTGTAGGTTTTACTATTAAGAAATCACCGACTATAAACTTATTCAAGTCGTATTCATTAAGCGCAAAGAATGGATTGTTAGTAGGTGGAAACCCTGCTAATTGGTAATCTGATTCAATAAATTTTGGCATTATACCCTCTAAAGCTTTTAAAACCGTAACATATTCTTTTGTTCTTTTACCCGTGAAGTCATTAACCATTATTGATTCAAGGTCATCACTTAACTCAACACAAACTGCATTTACATTAAAGCAATAATCCAACGCTGCATTCCTGCTATCCATTAAGTTTCCTGACGCAATCACTTTCTTAGCACCGTTCAACTTATAATTGTCAATATCTGTTTGGTCTTTTACAAAAAAAACAACATCTTCAGTTCCTGCTTTTTCAAAAAAGTCTTTTACATTTTCGTGCCTGTTATGGCTTATGCAAGTTATAATATAATCCATTAGAATAATTTTGTTTGACTTGTTATTTTCTGAATGCAAAACTTATCAGCATTTTTCTTACTTAATAAATAACCTTTTTCTGTTCCACCCTTTGGTGTTTTAAAACCGCTATACAATGGTAAATCATTAACTTCGTAAACTTGTTTTAAATGCTTAACCGCAAAAATATAAAAGCAATCTACATCACCTATAACATAAAGCCAGCTCTGGTCTTTATATATTCCACTTGGGTGCTTCTTATAGCCATAGTCACGCTCTACACTTATAAATAGATTGCCAGTCTTTTTAAACATCTGGTCGTTCTTTATTTCTATGCCTTGCCTGTTCTCGCCTTTGTGTATTTGCTCATCATAGGTTGTGTAGTGGCTTAAATTAATCTTGTGGTTTTCTGCGAACCAATCCATAATGAATGATTCAAATTTTAATCCTTTACTTTGTTTTGTTGTTGTTTTCATTGTTTTTGTTTTATAGTGTTAAGTAACCTGTTTTATCCATTTTAGCCTTTTGTAGTTCACCGCTTGGGCTGCTGCATTTAATCATATTTTCACGATAGTACATCACGAAACTTATCCTTAACCAATCCTCGCTGCAATTAGTAAATTCTGTGTTTGCGTGCCACTTGTGTACGTCTGCGAATAATAAGTCAGTATTTTCTAAGTCAATTGCAACCCCAAACTCTGGCATCACAAAGTAACCTCCATCATAATTACCTTCCCGGTACACTATAAGGTTTCCAAAGCCCTCACGGAAATCACCAGCGTCTTGGTGACAAGCGGTGCGGAAGTTCTTATTGACTGTTACAGTTGTAAAGCTAGTGTCGCCTATAACGTAATTTCTGTTCGTGCCATCTGCAATCGCCTTTTGTTTTGCATAGTTTACAGGGCAAAGTTCAGCATATTTTTTATCAATAAACTCAACGAACGGAATACCTTGTTTAAACTTGTCAAAGTGTTTCTTAGCAAACGCTGTCGTCCTGCAATATTTAACCATAGCACCGCTATCCATAAAACCTACATTACCTGACTCTACTTTATTTCCTACTGTTATATTGCTTATGCTACCATCTTTCCTGATTCGTTTATGGCTGCTCCCACTTGCAGAACCACGACCCTCAGTCACTTCTATAGACCCCCTAAAGGCATCAACGCCATTCTTGAGAACGTCCATTGGTATTGCATTTTTCCTGAACCTAAACAATAGGTTTCCATAGTTGTCGTATGCATCGCAATCCTTTGTGATTAAAGTATTGTAGTGGCTTGAGTTAAGGAACTTAGTTTTTAGCTTTGCAGCTTTATCGCTGTCTAAAACCCTTTTTACTATTATTTTATCTATTTTCATATCTTTGTTTTAGCACCTTTAAAAGTAAATCACTTAAATTACCTTTTTGCTGGTAATCTTCTTGGAACTCTATCTTTATGCCTTTTTTACATAAGGCTTTAAATTCTTTTAGTTCTTCTTTACTGAAATATAGTAATGTGGTTGTAATTTCTACATCTTCTATCGGTGAATCATCAACACCCCATTCGTCATCAAATAGTTTCATACCTAGTTTATTAATATTAAATCAAGTTCTTCAGCCACGTGGTTAATGTGTTTCTGAGTTGTTTGGCTCCAATAACCTAACTGTATTAAATCATTCCCCTCAATAGTTGCTACGTGCGTATTATAACTAAACACCTTGTTCCCTGTTACTTTTAAATTTTGTTTGTATTTCATTGTTTTTGTTTTTTAAGATACTGCAATATAAAACCTTTTTTATTTATAAACAATTTAATTAACTGTTTTTTTATAGTAATGCTAATATCCTTAAATCTTCTTGTATGTCTTTAATCATTGCTAAAGCGTCTTTATAGTCTTGGTTTTCCATTGCCTCAATAACTATATCTAAGTCATATACAAATCTAATCATTTTAAAATAATTCTGTTTGGTTTACGTTTTGTTTTTTTATTATTCCTATTGCTGTCTCTAATATTGTTTTTCCAGCTTCATAGTCTACTAAGTTCCTTGCCACTTTATTCATACGTTGCTCCCCTTTGTACTTTCTAAAATCGTAATCGTGGAATTCTGACAATACACTTATTAAATTTTTTGTTCTACTTAAGTCTGGGTTTTTACGTTTACTCACAATACTGGGTAAATTAAAATTAGTCCAGTATAAATGTCTGTTTCTTTCTTTAGCTTCTATCAATGGTTTATAGTATGGAATAACATTTTCAACAACATACTTTCCATTAAAAAAATTATCTAAGAATATTATCTCTTGATATAACTTCATATCTGGGTACTTCATTTCTCGCTTAGTTTTCATTGAAACATTAAACCTACTATGTGTTGGGCAAGGGGGGGAACTCCATATAAAATCAAACTCTTTGTAATGGTCTAATAGGTATTGATGTGCGTCAGCTACTATAACTTTATCGTTAGGAAAACGTTCTTGGTATAACTTAGCAAGTTCCTTATCCCATTCTACTGCTGTAACTTCCACATCTGTAACCTCGTCCCACTTGTAACGGTTTCCACCTAAACAAGCATATAAATTTAATATTTTCATTCTGTTCTAAGTTTTAATAAATGATAACACTCTGCATACTTCTGACGTGCTTTGCCTTTGTATTCTTGTTTAAATAGTTGATACATTTTTTTTGTGTATTGGTATTTAGTATCGCAACCTTTAAACCATTTGCCAGCAAAGACTTTACCTTTACCTCTAAAATACTGAACATTGTCAGCACTATCCCCGACGATCATTTGCTCGTAAAAATTATACAAAGCTTCTTCTTCTGAAATATCTAATATAACCTTGTGCTTATAGTGGTAATTATAGATAAGGGCTGGGAATTGTTTGTAGTCCTTGTCGATACTTACTATCATAACATTGTCACGCCCTACTTCATTTGACAACTCGTGCCAATACCTAGCCACTATATCATCAGTTTCTATCCCATAACCCCAGACGCTATCATATTCGTCTTTTACAAATTGATGAACTTCATTAAGCAATGGAGGTAAATCTGCGGTCTTTCTATTGGCTTTGTAGTCGCTTGTAATTAGCTTTCTAAAATTTCCCTTACTACCGCTAAACGTTATTACACGTTCTACTGGGTACATATCTTCAAGCTTGTTTACTATGCTCATAAATTGCTCATCGAACTTAGCTTTGCAATCTTCTATATCAGTGTAAAACCTTTCACCATCTTTGTGCTCTCGTTTTTTATAACAAGCTGCAAATATTAAACTGTCTGCATCTACTAGTAGTATCATTCTATATCTAAATTAAAGCATTCAACTGAGCAATAATAATCGCCATTTGTTTCATCACCACAACAAGCACATTCTGTCTTTGTGTCTGGTTCATCTATATAACTGTCAAAGTAATTCATATTTCGTATTGTTTTAATTTGTTTTCTAAATCTTCTATTTGCTTGTTCAAGCCTATAAGCTGCTTGTTTTTTTCTTCTCGTATAATTCCTATGCGTTTTGTTAGTACGCTGTTTTCTACGTTTAAAGCGTTTACGTATTGACCTATTTCGGTCATTCCCTGTATAAAGTTTCTTAGCTCTTTATTGGCTGGTTTTTGTTTGCTCCATTCCATAACCTTATCCGCTATGTGATTAAACCAAAGATTATATGACTGTTTTTGTAGTAACGTCATTATACTGATAAACCAAAGATAAACCCTAAAGTAACTAATAGAATCGCTGAAGCTACAACAGAAGCCATTATAATCAACTCACGCTGTTCGTTTAGTTCTTTATCTCTTTGTTGTAAATCTCTTTTAGTATAAACCTCTATGCGGTTCTTTCTAGTTTCAATGTGTAGTCCTGTTTTTGTCTTTTTCATAATTATATGCTTTTAATATATTCAATTGTTTGGTTTTTCATATGGTCAATATCTAACCATTCTAATAATTCAATAGTGTTAAATACTATTGTTTTAGGTTCACCATATTCGTCCATTCCACTAAGATAAGTTTCGTTGTCTTTTGTACTCATAAAAGTGTTAATGTCGTGTAAGTTGCTGTATTTCGTTTTCATAGTGTTTGTTTTAATAGGGAGCTTTTACACTCCCATTATATTTATGCTTTCAACGTAAATGCGTTAGCTGTTTCCAGAGTACTCACTAATCCTAAGTTAATGAACACCTTGTCTAGTGCTGGGTGAGTGTACTTCATTTCAGTTATACCATTGAACTCAAATACTCTAAGTACTTCGTCAGTTAATCTTTTTTTCTCTACGTAACCAGTCTTTTTAAGTGAAGCGATAAAAATGTCACTCATAGTTGATACTAGCTCTCTTGATTTTAGTGTTACTTGTGTAGTTGTCATAATATTGTTTTAATGTAGTTGCTTCGTTGCAACACTTCAAAGATACAAGTTATTTATATACTGTGCAAGCTTTTTATTAATTAATTTTATTTAATCTAAGCATTGATTAATTATAGATTGTATTGTTTTTAATGTTAATTGATCTTTTGGATTATTTTGAAGATAAGTATAAAATACTTT